CTCCTCCAGAACCCATCATAGACTGCATGGCTTGTTGTTGAGTTTGTAAATATTGTATCGCTTGTTCTAATATACCACTCATTATTTTTTTCCCATAAGTTTCATAGCTTGTCCTACACCTTTAATTCCAAATGAACTACTTACCGCTATAAATAAAAGGTACTGGTACCAATCTGGTAGAGTGTTCAATACTTCAAAACCAGTTCTTACATATTCTGTGAATGACGGAATGAAGACTAAAATTGCGGGAGCTAATAGGACAACTAAGGAAAATTCGTCCTTCCAACTTCCATCAGTAGCATCAGCCATAGACTTTTCCCACTCGACCTCGCCAGCTGCAACTCTCTCTGCAACTTTTGCTTTAGCCATAACAGTAGCAACTTTTGCCTTGCCTTCTGCTTTTGTTTTCTCGACCTTGTTGTCCATCCAGCTAGTCGCTAGATTTGCAATGGGTCCAATTAATGCTGCGAACACTTGCATTCCTTCTTAGAAAATCTGCTGTCTATCCAAACCTTACCATAGTATAAGATAAACAACCAAAATGTAAATAGTGCCCCTTCAATATAGGATAAATCATTCCACGCATCTAGTACCATGTTTTCCATTTTGTTACTCCGCTATTTGTGGTTGCTCGATTGCTTCGACTTTCGTATAGCTGCCCTCAACAAACGCATGAGGATATTCTTTTTTAATCGATTCTAGTCTTGCTACAATTTCATCACGACTTAATTTGTCTAACTGATGAATATGATTCTGTTCTCTACGGTCAATAGTCAATCCACCTAATGCACTTCTTATCTTCTCTGCGTTAATGCTTGCTGAAAACTGGCCTTCTTCTTCCGCTCTTAATGAGAGTTCAGATAATCTTTTTAACTGGCCTAATAAAGTAACTCCGTACTTTCTTTCTTTTTCATCTCGTTTTTCTTTAACCAGTTCAGTAACTAATGGAAAATCTCTGCCATTTAGTAACTTGGAAGCATGAAACTTCGCAGAGTCTTCTGCATATCCAGCTTTAACAGCACATTGTTTAGCCGAATAAATACCATCAACATAAAATTTTACAAACTCACGTTGTCTTGCTGTAAGTTTTGCCTTCTTCTCTTTTTCTTCAGTCATTTGCCTTTTACCGCACTCTTTAAAGACTTCATCACATCTCCAATCTGAGGCTCTTTTGAACCCGGATTATATACACACGAATATTGGCGTGGGCATCCGATATGGACATCTGTGAATTCAATTTCATATGTCTTATTCTTTGTACCACCCGCTGCAACATATATGCAAGCCATTTTTCCCATGTAAACTTTTTGTGATTTTAGCCTACAGGTTACCATCTGTTTTTTTATTATTTTATTTTGCCATATTTTTTGCTGTTCTGTATAACCTCTAGGTTTGTATTTAAAACCATCGGCATAAGATTTACCAGAAAATATACTAGCAAGAAGTAATAAAGCTCCACCCACAACTAAAGCAAGAAACAACCAAGCAATACCCTCACCTATCTGTTGTCTCATCTGTTGTTGTTTATAAATTGTTCTTTGACGTTGTTTTCTAATCTGACCTTCCATTTGCAACAATTCGTCATAGGCTCCTGGACCATGAGTTAGATTTAAAAACATCTTGAGTTCGTATCTTTGTTCCTCAAGTTTCTTCTTTGCAGCGTATGCAGCCATTGCCGCCTCCTCAATAGAACCTGCTTTAAAAAGCTTCCCAAAAAGAGGTGGGTTCTTAGCTTGCTTTTCAGCATTGTCAACATCACTTACGGCTCCCATCCATCTACCAATGTCCCCTGACATTTGTTCTATGTCACGACCTACAGCAAACCCTTGCTTGATTGCAGAAAAAGCTTTTGACGCAACACCTACGGCTAATGATATAGTTACTGGATCCATATCCAGATTATATCATAGGTTACTTACCTTTGTTACCCCTTGCCGCAGAAGCCATGTTAATACGATATAGATTCACATCGTTACGATCATCAGCAATATTCTCTTGTAAAGACTGTCTTTGTTGAGCAAGTTCGTAAGCCTGTTGCAGTTTAGCCTGATCAACTTCAAAATTCATTTGATCATTCTGTGCTTTCCTTTGCAGCTCGGCTGTATCATTCTCAAGCTCTTTTTTCCTAATTTCTACCAATGGATCTTCTTGTTGAGGTGGTTGTAGTGAAGGCATAACTTCATTTAATATCTCACCAACCTGTTGAGCAACTGCGGCCTCAACTGCGGCAGGATCCATCTGCGGAATTGGTTGACCTTGCATTTGTGCTTCTTGCATTGATTTTTGAAAAAACGTATTTACCTGATCTCTTGCCATCATACCAACATGTTCTTGTACATGAGCTTGCAAGATTATGTATCCTTGCGGATTTGCCTGTGCAGCAGGAGTAGCTAAGAAAGTAACGTGTGCCCGAACATGTGCTTCATGGTCTTGCTCTTGAAATACCTGTAAAGGCATGTTTTTCACAGCATTTCCATTCTCGGTGCCTGGGTCAATTGGCTGTGGTTGAGGTTTTGGTGGTAAAATAGCCTCAATATTCTTGATATCCAACGCATCATACATACGTCTATACGCTTCATTTACATTATGTATCTCTGGTGCAGCTTGAGCTAGTTGTAATTGTGTCTGAGCCAGTGATAATCGCTGTGCCATAGAGAAAATGTTCGGATCTGACACCGGAAGTATGTCTACACGACCGTCAAAGTCGGCTTGCATAGTCTCTGGAGGCACATTTCCAACAAAATAAGGGTATGGAACCGGATTTTCACTAAAAATCTCCGCTAACATACGAAATTCTTGCTTTTGAGCGTAATGTAAACGCTTATGTATGGAAGATATAATCTTAGAGCCTTGTTCAATCAACGCAACAGTCGTTCCAACAGGTGCATTTGAGTTTACATCCGCTGTTTTTGCGTCTGCAACCTGTGCAAAACGTCTACCAGAATCAACAACCACACCTAAAAGCTGTGCTAGTGTGGAAGATGGCTCTTTATAGGGAAGTGGGATAATGGAGTTTTTGAGATCTCCACCCGGTACATCGATATCTCTGAATTCACCAGGATTAAGAGGCTCATCATCATTACGAATGCGAACACCACGAGCCTTAAAGCCAGCTGGTAGATTTGATAACGTACCAGCATCAATCAACTGCCTTAAAATTGATGTAGCTGCACGAGACAATCCACCGATTGTGTGTAATAACCCGAAACCATAAAAACCAAATCCCGGTAAAAATTTGAAATGAGTAAAATATTGTCTTTTACGCTTTAGTGCGTCTTGTTCTCTAAAGTTTCTAGAAATCGATAACACTTTTCCAGAACTTTGATCAAGGGTGACAATATAAGGCAACATAATACCCGAAGGATTCCCCTCCATATCCGTGTCTTCAAAACCTTCCAGATCCAAGTCAATGTGGCATTCCAATAAGGTATAAGAGTCATCAGAATAGTTCGGACGTAGTCCCAACAACTCATCAGCACGTTCTTGGATAGCTCCGTCATCTTCGCTATCGTCTGCTTCAGATAATTCAACATCTTTATAAACTCCCGCTACTTGTAGTTTTCGAATATCATTATATGTCATTCTAACTACATGTGTCACCCTCTCCGCTGTTCTTAAATCACTAGCCGAGTACGGAACAACCATATCTTCGGCCGGAACAAACTTGGAAACGGCTCTCTGCTTTGTTTCGTCAAAGTAAACTTTTTTAAATGTAGATCCAGTTAATGGCAAATAAAATAACATTTGGTCAGTGTCTGGATCGTATTCTTCCATGATCTCAGTAATCTGATAATTCATGAAATCTTCTACACGCTGTGCCTGTGCTTCAGTCTCTTGAGTCGGTGTTCCAAGAACCTGCGTTTTTACAGGTCCACCACTTGGTAACATCTCTTTATATGATTGTGCTTGAAACTGGGTGACAGCTTCAGAAAGTAATGGGTGGGTTACACCACTCGCACCTAAGAAGGGTTCACTTCGATCCTCGTAATTAATTCCAAGTAACCCTAATCCCTTCGCAATAGCCTCTTCCCAATCTTCCCTAGACTCAACGTCCTCTCGGAACTTGGCTCGTAAATCTGATGATAATTCTCCCAGAACTGAATCGTCAAGAACCTCTGCCAGATTGGCTCCATGGTCATATGGCTCTGCTTCAACTTCTACTACCTCATCACTCGCTAATTCAATTCCTTCTGGTAACTCGTCAGTGGTCGAT